AATTGGAGGAGCTTTGCATTCTGGGGGTACTGTTACTAACGCTTCTGGAAGACAGGTTACTCTTTTATCTGCTGGTGATGATAGTGCAATTTCTTTTACCGTTGTAGGTACAGATGTTAACGGAGACGCTTTAACCGAAACAGTAACAGGAGCTAACGCTGGAACAGCTACAAGCAGTGGATTTTTTAAAACTATTACAAGCATTACTGCCGTTGGAGATCCAGCAGGCAATATGTCAGCAGGTATAAACAATTCAGCTGCAGATGTTATATTTGAAGGAAGGGCAAGGCTTAAAGGCTTTTCAATTGTTTCGGGTGGTACAGCAGGAACTATCGAATTTAGAAATGCAAGTCCTACTGGCACAACTCTTTTTAAAGCAAGAACTATAGGAACAGACAATACAACTCTTGACAGAACAATACCCGAAGAAGGCGTTGTTTTTAAAGACGGGATGTATGTTACTTATACTGTCGGCACAATCGACATGATGACGTTCTTTTACGCATAATGGTTACAAATACTTCACTTAACCTTCTTAAAAGAACGATTGCTCAAGCCAGATCTAGACTTGTTGTTCCAAACAACAAAATTGTTAGGGCTGGCAAGGTAGATTTAAAACCTTTAAACGTAAAGGCAAAAGATGCGTCTAATAATGGAGCAAAAAATGACTGAAGAACAAAAACTTGAAGTGGCTTTAGCAAGGCTTGAGGAGCGAGTTAAGGGGCTTCAAGATGATATGGTAGAAATGAAAACGGACATGTCAGAATTAAGAGCTACGGCTAATCGTTGGAAAGGCGCATTTTGGGTTATGATGGGTCTTGGAGGAGCTTTAGGTGTAATAACAAACTTTGCAATAGGATGGATAAAATGAAATTCCCAGATTTAAATAAAGACGGAAAAATAACTAAAGCTGATATTTTAAAAGGAAGAGGAGTAGCCATGATGTACGGTGGAAAAACCAAGCACAAAAAAATGCAATCAGGTGGTGTTGCAACGCCTGTTTCTAAACCAAAAATACGAATGCCAGTAAAAAAGCCAACGGCTGTTGAGCGAGACAACGCTTTAAATAAAGCTAAAATAGAAAAATTAAGGAAACTTCGTTCCGTTACTCAGAACCCACCGATGCCAAGACCTAAAAAATATGGTGGCGCAACCAAGCCCTATGGCATGAAGCATGGTGGAAAGTGCAGGGGTATGGGAGCAGCGACTAGAGGTGGTAAATATAAAGCAACGTGAAAGTACTGTGGGTTTTAGTTGTTTTGTTGCATGGTACGGAAATTTCAGAGGAGATATATACAAATGATTTGGATGGATGTATTACGTTATCAAACAAGCTACAATCCCAGAATACACACCAAAGACGGGCAGGTGACACTGTATATCTCAAGGCTTATTGCATCCCTAAAAAAGTGGATTAAGAGAAAAGAAAACGAAATACCAAAATATTTAGGGAAGAAATAATGGCAACAAAAAAAGGAAGCATGAAGGGTCATACAATTGGTGGGGGTCACAAGCGACCTACCAAATCTGGCGCAGGCATGACGGCTAAAGGGGTTGCTAAATATAGAAGAGATAATCCGGGATCTAAACTTAAGACTGCTGTGACTGGAAAAGTTAAAGCTGGAAGCAAGTCTGCAAAAAGAAGAAAATCATATTGCGCTAGAAGTGCAGGACAAATGAAACAATTCCCAAAGGCTGCTAAAGATCCAAACAGCAGGCTAAGGCAAGCAAGAAGAAGGTGGAAATGCTAATGGCTATTTCAAGATCAAATTTACCCAAATCAATGACAACAGGAAGAAAAAAGAAAAGGAAGAAAAACAAATGATGTTTGCATTTCCCAATCCGTTTCAAAGACCTAGAAATCCATTTAGTGGACAAGGAATTCAGTCTTTATTGATGCCAATTAGAAATCATTTAACCCAACAGCAAGACACCAGCGAAATAGATGCTTTAATGGAGCAAATCGGTCAAATGATTACTTCTTTTCCTAAGCCTTTAGAAGAAGCAAATGGACAACCTGAGCCGTTTGGTGGTGAAACAATGAAGCCTCCATACGATACGACAAATTTTGCGCAGGTTGAGCCACCAATGAAGAACACACCACACCTTGACGCTTTATATGGTGGGATATCTGGCTTAACTTAGCATAAAATAATTTTTGGGGGGGAAAAATTGGTAGATCCAGTAACGGCTATAGCTGCGGCAACAACTGCATTTAATTTAGTAAAAAAGGGTTTCCAAGCAGGGCGTGATGTGGAATCTATGTATTCTGACATCGGGAAATGGATGGGTGCGTGTTCTGATGTAAACCATGCAACTAAAATGGCACAGAACCCACCGATTTTTAAAAAACTATTTGCTGGGTCTTCTGTTGAGTCAGAAGCAATGGATGCTTTTGCTGCTAAGAAAAAAGCTGAGTCTATGGAAGATGAGTTGCGCACTTGGATTAATATGACTCATGGTCCGAATGCTTGGTCAGATTTGCTTAAAATGCAGGCAAAAATAAGAAAGCAAAGGGCTGAAACATTATATAAACAAGCCGAGATGAGGAAAAAAATTAAAGAGTACATTGCTCTTGGTTTAGGAATATTAATAATAACTTCTGGAATTGTTTGGGTTAGTTACTTGGTACTAATAAGATTTACGGAACAATTATAATTTTATAAGGAATTTTAAATGGCTACTAGCACTACAAGCGTATTTAATTTAGATGTAGACGAAATAATTGATGAGGCTTTTGAAAGAGCAGGAATGGGCAGGGCGTATAGTGGTTCTGACTTTAGAACAGCCAGAAGATCATTAAACCTCTTAAGTCAAGAGTTTGCTAATAGAGGAGTTAACCTTTGGACTATTGAAGATGCTACACAGGCACTAACTAGTGGTACAGCTACTTATACTCTGCCTGCTGACACCGTTGCAATACTGGATTACGCTATAAGAACGGGGACTGGTACTGGTCAAGTAGATACAACAATATCAAGAATGCATGTTGGCGACTATGCATCCCTTTCTAGTAAAAACACTACAGGAAGACCAACGCAAATATATATTGAAAGATTAAGGGATGCCCCTCAAATCACAATGTGGCCTGTGCCAAATAATAATACTTATACCCTCGTTTACTACAGAGTAAGAAGAATTCAAGATTCTTCAAATGGTGGAGATTATCAATACGATGCACCAACTCGATTCCTCCCTGCCGTCGTTGCTGGATTAGCTTATCATATAGCTTTAAAAAATCCCCCAGCAATTGAAAGAGTTCCCATGTTAAAACAAATGTACGAAGAAGAGTGGCAATTAGCCGCCACTGAAGACAGGGACAGATCTAATTTTAAAATAGCACCTTCAACTTCTTATGCGTGGTAAATATGGGAAACGGTAAATACGCATTTGGAATTTGCGACAGAACAGGACTTAAATACAAGTTAAGCGACCTTGTTTATGAAATAGCTAACAAAAGAAGAAATGGATTAAGAGTAGGAAGGGATGTGGTTGACAAAGACCACCCTCAAAATCATTTAGGCTCTATAAAACCAAAAGATGACCAGTCAATTCGTGGTGCAAGACCAGAACCAGATGAAGCATCGGTCAATACATCAACCTTTACTAACCTTTATCCACATACAGCAGGAACAAGAACATGACGACTTATGCACTACTTGTCCAAAACATAAAAGACTTTATGGAAGATGATGGAACAGAGTTTTCTAATGAAATAGACAAGTTTATTGATATAGCCGAATTAAAGCTTTCAAGAGATATTTCAACACCAGAATTTAGAAAAAGAGTAACCTCTTCTTTAACTCAAAGTGATCCATTCTTAACGATGCCGTCAGACGCAATAACATTAGAACATCTTCACATTATAAATTCTAATGTTCGTTCAATTTTATTATTAAAATCTGATGAGTTTATGATGGAATACTGGCCAAACAGAACAACCACTGGTACACCTAAATACTATGCTTACCTTGACACTTCTACAATTTATGTAGCACCAACCCCGTCAACAAACTTTTCAGTTGAATTGTCTTATGAAGCACGGCTGACAGGGTTGTCTAGTGACAATACAAGCAATTGGCTCAGTACTAATGCTTCAGATGCTTTGTTGTACGCCTGTATGATAGAAGCGTCTACGTTTAATCGAAACTACAACTTACAAGACAGGTATACTGCAATGTACAAAGAATCTATTAAAGGCATTAATAAAGAACAACATCAAAAAATATCTACTGACAATTTTTATATGAAATCGGAGGGTTAACCAATGGCAACCTCAAATGCAGCAACCAATTATTTAGAAAGAAGGTTGTTAAACTTTTTATTTAAAAACAATGCAGCTATAGGTGGCGTTACCTTCGCAAGTCCGGGCGATAGTATTTATGTAGGTTTAGCTACAGCCGTATCTGCGGCAGAAACAGGTTCGTTAACAGAAGCAAGTTATACCAATTATGCAAGACAACAAGTAACAGCATCTGCTTGGACAACTATCGGGGCTGATTCAACTGATGCTCAGACAGCAAAGAATACAGCTAATATAGAGTACTCAGCTTCTGGAACAGATGGAACATCTACCATAACACATGTATTTATTGCTGATGCAAGCTCAAGTGGTAACATACTTTTTGTGGGTCAGTTAGATGCGCCAAAAGCAATTGCTGAAGGCGATATATTTAGAATTAACGCAACAAACTTGAGTATTGAATTGAAGTAATGGCATTAGCAATAAAAGACAGAGTTAAGGAAACCACTACCACTACAAGTACAGGAACGTATACGCTTGGTGGTGCAGTAACAGGCTTTGAGACTTTTAATGATAATCTTAGTGATGCTGATACAACGTATTACGCCTGTACGGATAATACAAATTTTGAAGTTGGCATAGGCACGTTTACGTCTTCTGGTACTACGTTAGCTAGAACAACAATATTAGCTAGTTCTAATTCCAACAGTGCCGTTAACTGGTCATCAGGAACAAGAACAATCTTTATGACATACCCTGCTGACAAGGCAGTGTTTAAAGATGCAAGTAATAATATAAACGGCACTTTTGTAGGAAACATAACAGGTAATGTTACAGGCAATACTTCTGGGACTGCAGCAACTGTAACAACGGCTGCTCAATCAAACATTACTTCATTGGGAACACTTACAACGCTGACTGTTGATAATGTTATAATTAACGGAACAACGATTGGGCATACAGACGACACCGATTTAATTACATTGGCTGATGGCGTGGCAACAGTTGCTGGAGAAATTTCAGTTACGACCTTAGATATTGGAGGAACAAATGTTACCTCAACTGCGGCAGAATTAAATGTACTTGATGGTATTGCATCTATAGATACTGATATTAGTTCTGTGTCTGGAAGTGATGATACTTTAGCATCAGCTAAAGCAATTAAAACATACGTTGATGCAAAGGTAACAGCAGAAGATTTAGATGTTACGAGTGATAGTGGTACGATTGCGATAGATTTAGATAGTGAAACTCTTACTATAGCAGGTGGTTCTGGTATAGACACTTCGGCAACGTCTAATACGGTTACGATAGCAGGAGAAGACGCTACAACTTCTAATAAAGGTGTAGCTTCATTTAGTTCAGATAATTTTGCTGTATCAAGTGGTGCAGTAACAATCAAAGACGGTGGCGTGGTAACTGCTGAATTAGCAGATGATGCTGTTACAGCAGATAAGTTAGCAGATGATGCAGTTGTAAATGCAAGTGTAGCGTCAGGAGCGGCAATAGCTGTATCTAAAACAGCCTTAACTGCTGGAACTGGTATAAGTTTATCTACAAATACTTTAAATGTAGATGCAGCACAAACTGGCATTACTTCTCTTCTTGCTACTGATATTAAAATTGGTGAAGATGACCAGACGAAGATAGATTTTGAAACAGCCGATACAATTAATTTTTATGCAGGAAACGAAAAGCAATTAGTTCTTACGGATGGAGCTTTAACTCCCGGAACTAATGCAATTCTTGATTTAGGTACAGATGCGTTAGAATTTAAAGATGCTTATTTTGACGGAACTGTTGAAGCTGATGCAATTACTGTCGGTGGTACAGCACTTAACACTGTAATTGCAGGAGTAACAGTTACAAATGCAACAACAGCAGCAGTTGCTACTACAGTAACTATTACTGACAATGAAAGTACAAATGAAGATAACGCTATTATATTTACAGCAGGTGGTGATGTAGATGGTGGTAATATAGGATTAGAATCAGATGGTCATTTAACTTATAACCCAAGCACTGGTACATTGATAGCAACTATATTTAAACCAGAAAATGGCAGTCAAGCAAACGTAATTTTTACTAATAGCGATGGACAATTATGTTTTGCGATGGATGGCAATACTAGTAAGATTACTTTCTTTTTAGACGATGAAGATGGGCAACCAATATTTACTTTCCAAGAAGAAGATGGAACAGATATTATGGATGGTGGTGATACAGATGTTACTGTACATAAACCATTTATAGCAAATAGTACAATAACAGTTGCAGGTGTGGTTGATATAACGGACACTACTGACTCTAGCGATGCTACAGGTGATACAGGAGCATTAAGAGTTGAAGGTGGTGTAAGTATAGCTAAAAAACTTTTTGTTGGCACAGACGCTGATATAGACGGAACTCTTGAAGCAGATGCAATTACAGTTAACGGATCAACCTTGGCTTCAGTAATAGCAGATGAAGCAACAGCATTAGCAATAGCGTTAGGATAAGATATGGCAAATACATTTAAAGTAGTAACTTTTGCGGCAGAACCTGCATCGGCAGGAACGGAATATGTTTTGTACACTACAGCAGGAAGCACAACAACAATTATTCTTGGACTTTTGTTGTGTAACATCCATACATCTCAAGTTACAGCAACTGTTCGGTTAATTAGTGACACAACAAAAACAGGTGCTACAGGAAATGCAAATAACACAACAAGTGTACTTGTGAAAGATATTCCCATCCCAGCAGGAAGTTCTGTAGAGATAATGGCAGGAAACAAAATTGTATTAGAAACAACAGACCAGATAGATATAGATTGCAGTGTAGCAGATAAGTTAAGTGGCACTATGAGCATTATGGAGATAACATAATATGCCTTATGTAGGTAACGAACCAACAAGCAATTTTGCATCCGTTACTAAAGACCTGTTTAGTGGAGATGGGAGTACAGTAGCTTTTACGTTGTCCAAAGCATCCACAACCAATGGCGTTGCCGTTTTTGTAGAGAATGTAAGGCAAGAACCTACAATAGCGTATGCAGTCAGTGGTACGACATTGACGTTTACTGCTGCCCCTGTAACAAGCAGTGGCAATAACATTTATGTATTGCATCACAACGCACCTGCAAGCACAGCCAATCATCCTGCAGCACAAGATTTGACTGCTGTTAAGGGTACATTTACAGGCGATGTAAAACTTCTCAAAGGAGATAGTAGTGCTATATCGCAATATTTTCAAAACTCATCTACAGGTTCAGGTGCAACAGATGGTGTTCAAATTGCTTTAGGTTCTAGCGAAGATTTTCAAATATGGAATTATGAAAACACAGCACTTACTATTGCTACTAATAATGCTGAAGCTCTAAAAATAGATGCTAATGGTCATATAACTATGGCAAAACAATCTGCTTTTCATGCACCTACGGCTGACCAAGCTAACATGGCAATTAACACACTGCATACTATTGCTTTTGGAACAGAAGTTTATGATATTAATGGAGATTGGGATAGCAGTTCATCTACATTTACTGCACCTGTTACTGGGAAGTATCAAATTAATGTTAATTTATATTTAGGTTCAATAGATATAGATACGGCTTATTATCAATTAGAATTTCGTTCATCTAATAGAGTTTATTATTTTATACATGGTGCAACTCATGGGGATGCTGATACAACTTGGCAAACTATTGCTCTTTCTGCTTTAGTTGATATGGATGCTTCGGATACATTAATTCCAAAACTTAATATACCTAACAATGGTGCAGCACAAACTGACGGAACTACTTTTGGTTCTATTACAGGATTTTTAGCGTGTTAATACAGGGTGAAATAACCCTCTTTAAAAGGAGAAAATAAAATGGCAAAATTAACATTAACAATAGAAGTAGATGATACTGACCAAACAGTATTAAAGAATGATTTACTAGACATTAACGATTGGGTACAAGCTGCAATGACAGGTAAAATTAATAACGCTTGGAAACGTATGCAGACTGAATGGACTACAAAACTAATGAATGACGATAGCTTTACTGACAGCATACCCTCTAACAAAGCAGACTTTGTAACATTAGTAACGGCTCGTTCTGACTATAAAGACAGAAAAGCCAGAGATGATGCAAGTAAGATAGGATAATAATATATGCCTTATATAGGGAAATCTCCACATTTCGGTGTACGCAACCGATTTATCTATACTGCCACAGCAGGTAATACATCTAAATCTGGAGCAGACGATAATGGGGCTACCTTAACCTTTACAGATGGTGCGTATGTAGATGTTTATCTTAATGGTTCGTTGCTCAAGCCTGACACAGACTATGTTACAACAACAGCTAATACTATAGGCAGTATTGCAGCCATGTCTCTTAATGATATACTTGAAGTGGTTGTGTATGATGTTTTTAGTGTATCCGATACAGTAAGTGCGACAAGTGGTGGTACGTTTAGTGCAGGAGTTAATATAGATGGTGGTGTTGTTGTTAATGAATCAAGTGCTGATGTAGATTTCAGAGTTGAATCTAATGGACAGACACATAAGTTGTTTGTTAATGGTGGAGAAGACGTTGTTTGTTTTGGTTTTGAAACACCTGAAACAATCGGTGGTATTGAATCAGGAGTACAAATTGAAGGAACAGATTACGCAGGTGGTTCTTTAAGTATTTGGCGAAATGCAAATGATGATGCAGGTGGATATTTAAATTTAGGTAAAAGCAGAGGTACTGCCGTTAACTCTGATACGATTATTCAAGATAATGATGATTGTGGGATTATTAATTTTTTTGGTGCTGATGGTGGTGATAGAGCGCATCCTGTAGCTTCAATCCGTGGTGCTGTAGATGGTACACCCGGAAGCAACGATATGCCCGGAAGACTTGAGTTTTGGACTACTGTTGATGGTGGTACAACTATGGCAGAAAAGATGAGAATTGATAATGCTGGCAGGGTAGGTATTGAAACTAGCAATCCAAAAAGAGAATTATCTATTGGAACACATGGAAGTTCTAGTACTGCTGAAATAGCATTTGGTACAACAACTACTGGTTATGCTTCATTGTTGTTTGGCGATAGCACAAGTGGTGCAGCTTTATATAGTGGGTATGTACAGTATCAACACAATGGCGATTATATGATTCTTGCATCTTCTGGTTTAGAAAGAATGAGAATTCTGTCTGATGGTAATATAGTTGGAGGTAGAACTTCAAATGATTTAACGGCAGCGGGATGGAGTTTAGAAGCGTCTGGTACAGGTGCTTTTATAAGAAGTGGCGGCCCATGTGTTATTCTTAGCCGTTTAACAAATGACGGTGAAATTATTAGACTTGACCAAGGGGGTACAACAGAAGGAACTATATCCGTTAGTGGTTCAACAATATCTTATAATGCCTTTAGTGGTTCTCACTGGTCAAGGTTAGCAGATAACTCCAAACCAACCATATTGCGTGGTACAGTCATGGAAACTATTGATGAGATGTGCGATTGGTATCAAGCTGAATATACCTCACAGGAAGAAGAAAAGTATGAAGATGGAGATGATATTCCAGATGGCAAAAAAGTTGGAGATGTAAAACAAGAAAAGATAATTTCTAAAGATTCCATTGCCTTACCAGAAGGTAAAAAAGTGGGTGATACAATTACACATACTGTTGATGGTGTAGATTATACAGCTAAGATACTTCAAGAAACTGATTATAAACACCCAAAATGTAAAATATCGGATACAGCCGATTGCACAAATGTCTATGGTGTGTTTTTAGCTTGGGATAGTGATGATGATGCTGTTAATGATATGTATGTAAATGCTGTAGGTACAAATGTTATTAGAATACACAAAGACCAAACAGTATCTAAAGGTGATTTATTAACATCTAATGGTGATGGAACAGCTAAGAAGCAAGATGATGATATTATTAGAAGCAAGACAATAGGTAAAGTTTTATCTAATAAAAAACAAGAAACATATAGTGATGGTTCGTACACTGTTCCATGTGCCTTGTATTGTGGTTAGGAGTATAGATAGATGAGTAGAGCAAGAGATAGAGCCGATAGTCCTTTTCTTGGCACAAAAATAAATTCTTTCACTGTATCTGACGATGCTACAGTAGATATTAGTAGCACTTATATAACAGATGATTTTGATACTTATGATGTTGTATTTTCAGATATAGTTCCAGCAACTGACAATAGTTATTTTGGGTGTAGGTTTGGTGTAGGTGGCACTATACAATCGGCAGGTACAGATTATGGTTATCTGTACTATGCTTCTGGTAATAATGCAACAAATTCTAACGTTTGGTCAAATTGGGTGGATAATCTAAGTGGTATAATAGTAGTAGCAAACAACGGAACTAATATGGGTCTAGGCACTGGAACAGGTGAATTTTATAATGGTCATGTGCGACTTCATAATCTTAGAAGTACAACCCAATATAAAAGTCTGTCAGTTTTAGAAGCTCAGTGGCTTTCCCATAATGGTCATTTTTGTGAAACAAGAGCCACAATATCTTATGGTTGGCTACAAACAGACCGAACAAATAAAGTAGACACTCTAGAATTTTCAATGGGGTCTGGGAATGTAGCAAGTGGAACTTTAACATTGTATGGTCTAAAACCATAATAAGAGGTGTAGTAATGTATAAAAATGTAGATGGTGTACGTATTAAAATGACGGATGCAGAAGTTGAGCAACGTCAAAAAGATGAAGAATACTCTAAGAGTTCAAAGTTTAAAAAAATGTCTTTAAGAAGTGATAGAGAACCTTTATTGCTAGAAGCTGATTATAAAATAAATACTCTTGTAGACAATGGTAGTGATGCATCGGCTTGGCGTAAGTATCGTCAAGAGCTAAGAGATATTACCAAGGCTGAAGATTTGGGTAACGTAACTTTTCCAACGAAACCCAGTTAATAATAAAAGGAAATAATAATGGCAATATCAAAGATAGTAGCAAACTCCGTAGATTTAGACGGAGCTATTACCATTAATGAAAGCAGTAATTCAGTAGACTTTAGAGTTGAAAGTAATGGGAACACGCATCAACTTTTTGTTGATGGGAGTGGTGATAACGTAGGTATTGGTACAACCCCAAATGCTGCAGCTTCCTTACACATTAAAGGAACAGGTAATGGTCTGACAAGAGTAGAACACGCATCTAATGGTGCTTATGTTGATTATAAATATGATGGTCCAGTATCAAGTGGTGATTTGTATTTCACAGCTACTGGTGCTAATGTTATAGATATGTACACAGGTGGCGGCTCTCGTTTAAAGATAGATGGAAGTGGTCATGTCACTATGCCACAGCAAACTTCGTTTTTAGTTAAACCAGATGCTAATCAAGATGGTTTATCAATTAATACTTATCATACAGT